GTAGGTATTACGCACCAGGTGATGCAAAGATACCTCTAGGGTCTGATACTCCAAATGAGTATCTTTCTCTAGCTTTGTATCTAACATTACCAGTATCGAAATCACCCTCCATTGCAGTTGTTAATGGAGCTCTTGTGAACATTTTCATACCGTTAGGTACGTCTGTAATGATATAGAACGCATCTGTATCAGTTAGGTAGTTGTTCACTCTATAACCTTGAGGAACCATACCCATAGATACGATTGCATTTATATCGTTATCAGCTGTTCCAGTTCTACCTTGAGATTTCATTAATCTCTCAGCTGTAAACTGAAGCTCAGAAGGAATAATCATTTTTACTCCTCTTGCTGCAACTCTAAGACCTCTCTCGTCTGTCATCTTAGCGATGTCAATCATAGATTGCTCTAATGATGTTTCGTTAAGGTCTGCCGCTGTAGATAGCGTGTTCTTAAAAGAACCAGCTACTGTAGTGTGCGATGTGCTAAATAAAGCAGCACCGTCACCAGATTTAAACGTACCGAAACCATTTATTAATGGTTCAACCGCTTTAACCTGTTTCGCGTTTGACATTGATCTAGCTAAAGCTTTTGTGTATCTCGCAGCGAGTCTATCGTAAAGATTGTCTTCGATAGCTTCTTCTGTGATTGCAAATGCTAAAGCTACAGTCTCGTGAGTGTAACGAGCAGTGAAAGTTTCTTGTGCTTCATCGAATGATACACCAGATCCTTCACCTTTTACTTGTGCGTTTGCGAAACCAGATAACATGACTTCTTCTTCAAAAGCCCTGTCACTGTTTTCATTAGTATAAATTTCAGCATGCTGATTTTCATACCTTTTATATTCCAAGCCGAATAGTGCATTCAGACCTGGCTCTAGTTCTTTAACTAGTTGTGATCGTGATATTGCCATGTTTTATCTCCTATTCTAGCATTATGATTGAAGTTCAATCAAGTTTGGAACAAC